GGCATTCTTCTAATTGCAAAAGATACAGGGAGACTTCTGTTGGTTTTGCGTTCAAATGAAGTAAACGAACCAGGCACTTGGGGAATACCTGGCGGAGCCATTGATGACGAAGATGAAAGCGAAGTTAGTGCCGCAAAAAGAGAAGCACATGAAGAAGTTGGATATCGTGGTCCAATCGAAATTCATGCTTCATATGTTTTCAAAGCTGCTAAGTTTAGATACTTCAACTTCATTGGGATCGTTCCAAAAGAGTTTGAGCCTCGACTTGATTGGGAAAATGATGAAGCTGGATGGTTTTCCATGGATGAACTTCCGTCACCTCTTCACTTTGGTTTGAAAGCCCTTCTTCAAAACTCCGCAAAGCAGATTGCTTCATTTACTGTTTCGGCTCAAGACCTTCAGGAGGCTTTCATTTCCGACCTTGATGAAAGAGAACTTCCTTCAAACGAAAGTCTGTGGGATAAAGCAAAACAGCTCGCGATGGTAAAGTTTGGTGGAGTTCCGACAAGTAAAGGTTATAAGTGGGCAAAGAAATGGTACCACTTCAAGGGCGGCAATTGGAATGAAGTAAAGCCAAAAGTCAGAGAGGCTCTCATTCATGAAATGAATGCAATTTCTGCTGGTGGCGCATCTCTTGTTTCATCGGGACAAATTGCTGGTTCTGCCAATGCTCCAATTGGTTCAAAGGCAAGAAAAAAAGCTAAGCAGAAAATGTGGGCAGAATACAAAATAAACAAATGACATTACCTCTTTTCATTGATGAAGAAAAAAAGAAAAAGTGGTCTTATGAGAAAGAGCCACTGACATACTATGTCATTTCAAAAAAGACACCAGATGAAGTGTTGATAACTGGCATTCCAAAAGGAACACAGGTTCTAAATCAGTTTGCCATGAAGAAAAGGATTCCAAACCCAAAACTTGGATTATTCATCTACTACTTGGACAATGCTCAAGTGACCGAAAAAAGAGGAAGAGCCTTTCTTTCTCAAGATGTAAAACCGGAAGATATTTTTTTCTTTGACTTTGGAGAATGGACTTCAATCATATCACTCTATCCATAACAGGACGTTGATATGTTGGAGTGGTTCAAGTCAAAAATATCAAAAAAACCATCAAAATCAAAAAAAGAAATACTCTCTCAACTTGAAAGAGGTGACCTTGTAAAGGTATCATTGAGAGACAAAGACTATTTCAAAAGATGTTATCCCGGAGGAACTTCAAGATTTGATCAAGAACTTATCAATGAAAGAGTTTTCATTGGTAATATTACCAATTGTCATTGGAGACAACAAGAAAAGATTTGGGTTGTTTCAGTCTCAGTTGGAAGAAGATATGGAATGAGAGAGTTCCTTATTCTGGAAGATGAAATAGAACAGATTAGAAAGATAAATCAAAATGACGTGTGAAGTAAAGATAATCGAAGATACCGTTGGATATGGAAGAAGACTCACGACTTTTCAGTTGAGGTATCCACGTTTTATTCACTCTGAATTGATGACCCACAGAGTTTTCAGTCGGAATGCATCATCTTCCCGTGCCATTCCAACAGCAAAGCTTCTTGAAATGGTAAAAATAGATCCAGCCATGCCTGTGTATTGGGGAAAGAATCAATCAGGTATGCAAGCAAATGAAGAACTTGATGAAGAGACAAAGCAGAAGGCAATCCAAGTTTGGCTTGAGACACGTGACCTTGTTGTTGAACAAACAAAGAAAATGATCGATCTTGGTGTTCATAAACAAATTGCAAATCGAATGCTTGAACCTTGGCATTACATTCATGTTGTTCTGACAGCAACAGAGTTTGAAAACTTCTTTGAGCTTCGGTGTCACAAAGATGCTCAGCCAGAAATCAAAGAACTGGCTGATATGATGAGAAACGAATACAACAAGATGAGTGTCACAAAATCTTGTGATGAGCATTGGTGGCACCTTCCTTATGTAACTCAGGAAGAAAGAGATCAGCATTCTTTGACCGATCTTTTGAAGATTTCAACTGCAAGGTGTGCAAGAGTTTCTTACATGAATCATGATGGAACCGCAACAGACATTGAAAAAGATAGAAAACTTCATGACATGCTTGTTGTTGCTCAACCTCCCCACATGTCTCCAGCAGAACATCAAGCTGTATTTTTGAATCCAGAAAAAGCTTATGGAAACTTCATGGGATGGAAACAATACAGAAAGTATCTTGAAGCAAATTTCACAGCAGAAAATATTGGAAATGATCCAATCTACTCATTTAGAAATGAGGACCGATGAAAAAGAAAAAGGAAGCTGATGAAACATTTACGGAACAGTTTTCAAATAACATTCCAAATGAACTTGAATGCGTAAACTCAGCAATCAAATACATGAAATGTGAACCAACTTTTCATTTTTTCCTTGAAAGTAAAATGCGTTCTCGCTATAGTAGGGATGTATGACAAATCCAACAGATGAAGACCTCCGCAAAAAGCTTTTTGCTCTACGAAATAAGAGTGTTGAGAAAACGAATCTACCTCTTGCCATAGAAAAGATCACGAACATCATTCGTACATGTGGACCTGTAAGAGCAAAGGAGGTCCGTCTGCTGATGGAAGAGATAGGATTTTCACCATCTCTTTCTCGTACAGCAATTGCAAAAATGTGGGATACCGGACTCATAAATGTCTCCAATGAACAATATCTTCTATTGGTAGAGGATAAAAAAGAATGAAAAGTCCACTTCGCTATCCTGGCGGAAAGTCAAGACTGATAAAAGAAATCCTCAAGTTCAAACCAAAAGATATCACAGAATACAGAGAACCTTTTCTTGGAGGAGGTTCTCTTTTCTTTCATTTACTTGATGACAAAGAGATTGAAATCTTCAAGGCAAGCGATACCTTTCCGGAGTTGATCAACTTCTATCAGACAATGCTTCAAAGCCCGCAGGAGCTCGTGCAGGTCATTGAAAAAATGAAGATGACCAACGAACCATCCAAACTCTTTTCATTTTCCAAAAGCCTCCTAGCGAACAAGAACTCTCATTCAAACATTGAGCAAGCTGCTGCTTTCTTCATTTTGAACAGAACATCATTTTCCGGTTTGACAATGTCTGGAGGTTTTTCAAAAGCCTCTTATGATGGACGCTTCAAGAAGCCTCACATAGAAAAATGTGGAAGTCTAAAAAATGTGAAGAAACAAATCCAAATCAAAGAAGCTTCCTATGAAGAACTTCTATTTCAACCGACAGAGAACAAAACATGGATCTTTCTTGATCCTCCATATGATATCAAATCATCCAATCTGTATGGGAAGAATGGTGATGGGCACAAAGGATTTGATCACGAAAAATTAGCCATTGACTGCAAGAATAGTCAACACCAATGGTTAATTACATACAACAACAATGAACACATCAGAAACCTTTATGAGGGTTGGGCATTCATTCAAGAAGTTGATGTTGTTTACAATATGAACAGTTCAGGTAAAAAGCGAAAAGAATTGTTCATCACAAACTACAAGGTTGATCAATGAAAATAAAAAAACTACTTTTTGAAACTGCAACAAAAGCAAACGCCGGTGATGTTAGTGAAGGTATTCTTGGTGCGGCTTGTACAGCTAGATTTCTTTATGGTTCTGAGAAACCAATCACACAAAAAGAAATTTGGACAGTCATCGAGCAGTTGAACAAAACAACAAACAAGTCCAGTGGATCAACGGTTTTGAAATCAAAAACCTTTTCAAAACCACCGTCAGTGAAGCCTGGTCAACCGAACTCCATTACACTTACTGTGGGGCTGTCTGAAAACAATTATGCAGGTTTCATTGATCCCGTTTTCTTTCAAAGCATTGATGGAATTGTGAGGGCAGCAGCAGCATTTGCTTCTTCACCTTCCTTCATTCGTCTTGTAAAGAATGTTGAAATGAGTGCGAAGGCAAACAAAATCGAGATTTCCTCAGTTGGACTAGAAGACCAGAAGGGAACAAAGGTTGACCTCAAAATTGCTGTTGATGGAAAGGTCGTTCCTCTTGGCGCTCTTTCTCTGAAAGCAGGAGGAACAAAACAAGTTGGACAGATTGGAAAAGGTTGGGCAGCTTCAAAGCCTGGAGCCTCACGTGGTATTGTTGACCTTTTTCGTGCTCTTTTTGGAGTAGAAATCAACAAGAACCTTCAAAAGCAATATGAACAGGCTCTAAGCTCTGCAAACTATGTTGCAATCAGTCAAGCAATTGATGAAGTTTACTACGACTGCTTCAAACAAGTAAGTAAAAAGTTTGATAGTGGAGTAAACGAAATTTCGGATTTCATCATTGGTCTTGCAAAAGCAATCAAATACGAAGCCATGCTTGAAGAAGAAGGAGTCATTCTTGTTCATCTTGATGCAGGTAATTTCAAGGCACTTGACTTTGGAAAGTTTGTTTCATTGGCAAATGATGAACAAGTTGAAATGGATGTTGAAATCCAATATCAACCACCTGCATCCTATGAAAACTCTGTTCCTTATCTTTTCGTCAATTTGAAAGTAGATGGACAAGACTTTGGAAAGTTGATTTCAATTCGTCCAAAGATTAGAGTCGAAGAAGGTGTGAAAGTGAAAGAGTTTAGACACTATGTTCAAAAGGAAAGTGGTCTTGCCAAACTTCTTTCTATTGATCTTGACTGAAAAACTCATCTTCCATTGGTTTAGGATTGAGGAGCTTCGTAAGCTCCTCTTTTGTTTTTTTGGCTCCATTACCTAGTTGGATTTGTCCTGAAGCATCTGTTGCCCAAAACACAATCTTTTCTTTTCTTTTTGGAGAGGTAAGAAAGAAGATGCAACTCTTTCCATGTTGAACACCACGAAAAACAACGTCATTTTTCCATTTATCAACAATGTACTTTAGAGTTTCAAACTCTTCTGGATATTTCTGTTTGAAATCTTTTATCAAGACCACGAGTTTTTCTTTTGAAATATTGAGCATGACTTTAAGTATATTCAGAATGTGCTATGATGAGACATGAGCGAAAACAGATTTGATTATCAGGCACTTGCAAATGAAATTGGGGCTCTTGTAAATGAAAAAAACAAGGCTTATGGAAACTCTTTTGAGCAAGCAGAAGAGTTTCTAAAACTTCTATTTCCAAATGGAATACCAATAGAAAGTTATTCTGACATGCTTTGCATTGTCAGAATATTTGACAAACTCAAAAGGATTGCGACAAAGAAGGATGCCTTTGGAGAAAGTCCTTATCGAGATTTGGTTGGGTATGGACTTTTGGGAGCTGCTAAAGACATGAAGAAAAAAGAACCGGACGAAATCGACTACGATAACGAACCATTCAAATGAAAAAAAAGTTCCCGATTCGATCGGGAACTTTATAGCTCAGACGACGTTCTTCTTCTTTGTTCGATATTCCCGCATATACTGACGTTGTCGTTCTCGGTATTCGGGATTTTCAAGGCGTTTGCGGGAACGTTTACGTTTGCGATCACGTTCCCTCGCGCACTCTTGGTGTTCCTCTAAGAGCCCACTGGTTGCAGATCCTTTGCTACTCAAAAGGGCAATATCATCTTTTGAAAAAAGGAACCATTCCCCTACTCCGCGGGAGTGTGCGAAGTTTGTATGATACACACCTTCCTCTGAACCAGCTCCCACTTTGACATACAATATTTCCAGTAGATAAGGACACCCACACTGAAGACTTTGAAGTCGGTTCGCCAAGTTCGCTGCTCGCCCAATCTTAACCCACCGACTTCCATCAGGTTCGATCGGGGCTGCTATAAAGTAGAGATGATCTTCAAAAGGCTTTTTCAATTCACTTCGCCTTGTTCGGCTGTTGAAGCGAGTTCTGCTTCTTGGGCAGCGGCAAGAGCCTTCTCAGCCTCAGCGTTCAATCTTTCGACCATCTCGTTCCATTGAGATACGTATTCTGCGGAAATGGTAAGATTTCCATTTTCCGTCTCTTCAAAAGCCATTCCTCGAACAATATCAACAAAGTTTGTTCCTGTAAGAAGACACAGTTGAAGACCTTCTCTAATCATAAAGATTGCGTCATCCGTTAGTTTGTATAGTTTTTTACTCATTCATTCTCCATTTGACTTTAGATTAGTGTAGTGTGGTTTCTGTGTATGGAAATTGTTTTGGAAAGAAGGTGGCTGCAAACAAAGAAGGTCCGAGAAGTTTTTCAAGAGTTACTTTTTGAAATCTTAGCTCTGTATGGTCTTTCGAAAATAAATGACAGGCTTCTGGAGCGCATGTTTGAAATGAGTTATCGTATGTTATTGCATCTAATTTTGAGGCTGCGATCTCCAACAGAATAATTGAAATAATGTGGTCACGTGTTGGTTTTTCAATCTTAATTGGCAAAGAAACTTCGGTTTGATAACTCAAGTTATCTTTTTGAAATGTTACGAGCCAGTGAAAAAATAAGTTTGGAGGAAGTTCAACTCCAGTTCTATTTTCGATTTGACGCCAAGATAACTCAAAACCAAAATGATTTTCCATGAGAACAGTCTATGTTGAATAAACGGCTTGTGTTCAGTCTGTTTCTTCAATAAACATTTTCTTTATACGTTCTTTGAGCTTATCTTCTGGAGATTTTTGAGCTTGTTGAATTTGTTTCTTCAAAGAGGCAATTCGTTTCTTCTCTTGGAGGAGTTTTGTAAGACGTTCTTCTTCGGCAAGAAGTTCTGTTAACTCTTCGAGAACATCCACTTTCTTTTCAACAATTGGTTTAGGTTGTGGCTTTGAAACTTGAGGCTTTGGAGAAGATTTTGCAACAGGTTTAGTTGGAGTTCTCTTTACCACTGTTTCTGTTGGTGAAACACTCTTTACTTCAGCAGCTTCATTTACCAAGTTTGCTTTTACATCAAGTGGTTTATGAAACTCAATTTCGATTTCTGCTGGTTTGAAGTATCTGTTTCCAAGAAGAACTTCAAGAGTGCCTGAGTATCTCTTTCCCTCTTTATACATGTTTGACGAAGGAATTTTAATTGAGACTTGACCTTGTTCATACTTTGCTGGAAGCAAGAAGCCAAGCTTCTCATCACCTTCCAGAAGAGAGAAACGAACTTTTGGACTTGAAGCGAGAGATGGATCAGTTGAATAGCCTTCAATAGACAAACCGAAACTAATCTCGTTGTCTTCACTCATGTTTAGAACAATTTTCTTTTCGTCGCTCATTCAAAGCTCCCAGTGGTTTCTCTTTTAATTAGAGCAGCTTTCACAGAAAATGTACTCTCATTCAATTTCTCAAACGTCATACTTTGCGAAAGAAATTGAGCTTCCTCTACCGTGGATTGCTTTGGTTGACTTTTGATAAACATCTGAGAACCAATCACAACATTTGGAATCGTTTCATTTTGTTCTGGAACTGAACCCATTGTGATTGGTGTTGCCTTTACAACAATCATCTCTTCTTTTCTAGGTTCTTTGGTTTCAGTCTTTATAGAGAAGATTTGAATTCTTGGATCCTTATCCAAAACATCTTTGTATCGAAGATATTTTTCTCTTCCATCAACTGTGAGTTGATTTACACCGGAAAGATGTGTTTTGAAAAGCACATCAAGTTCATCATATCGTGATGGATAAGTATATCTCTTGGCATATGCGGTACTCTTTCCTCCACGTCTTACAACAGATTGTGTTGGAGGATTTAGACAAAGTTCACTGTATCCTGTGTCATCTCCATCATACAAAAAACAATGCTCGTCATAGATCAAACGAGGATCATCGTAAATGAATGGTGGTGTTGGTAAAGGCATTCATGATCACCATTTTAGCGGCAAGGATTGTGTTGCATGCGCTTTACTTCCAGTTTTTACAAGATTGTCTGCTCCAATAAAAGGTGTCCATGTCGAAGTCGATGGGTTGATACCAGTTGTAACTCTCCAAGCTCCATTCAATCCATTTCCAGAAGCATTTGGCACATCTACCAAGGTTCCACTGACATAAACATGCCTCCACCAATGCATTATTTCTTCTTGTGATACAGAGCGTGTCACATAACCAACAGCATGAACTCCCCAGTCTTCAGCACCAGTAGTGTTTGCAGGTTGAGCAGAGCCTCCAACCGTAAATGGATATCCGGATACTGTATAAGATATTCCAGTATTGTCGCCCCCCGTACCATTTATAAAAAATCCGTTTTGATAAACGGATACAAATCCGCCATCATAAGTTGTAACAACAAACATACAATATGAACGATTAGAATTGGTGCCGTTGCCAGTAGCGGAGAAAATTGATGATGATGTTACGACAGTAACAATTGGTAGAATATCCTGCATTTGAAATGTTGCTCCTCCACCTGAAAGAAATTGGTTTGACGTACTCCAAATTCTTTGCGTGTCTTCTCCATTATTCCAAGATGTTCTACAGTAAATTATTCCAACCGCCCAATTCGCAGAACCAGACAGTGGATCATAAGACATTTGCCAAACATTTATATCCGCGTCGGAGGCTCCTTCGCCAAAACCAGTCAAAAAGTCTGCATAAGGTGTATGATTAACATTTACAGTAGTGCCGGATCCACTTATTGAAACTGACGATATAGCTGACCCATCAAAATTAATAAAATAAGCAGAAGAAGTTACTTGTGTGCCAGTTGAGCCAGAAAGAATTTCAAGAGGTCCGGAAGAATATCTGATTTCTTCTAAAGCGGATTGGACGTTAGTGCTTGAAACATCACCAAAAGCCGTTGAAGCAAGCTCAGAAGCAACAGTTGCCCAACCAACAAAAGAAGGAACAGTAAAATGTCCATCACGAACAACTTCAATCGTTCCTGACAAAGTCAAGTTATTGGAACCAATTTTATCTGGCAGGACTGATGGAGCACTTCCAGTTGGAAGGTCTGATGCCGACCATCTTGAAGTGAAAGAAGAATTTGGTAAATCTCCTGTTTCGGCAAAAGCACGAAGAATTTCGTTCCATTCTGCATCTTGCAAAATTCCATTTGCTTTGAAAGCAACAGAAACAATTGTGCAATCAGTAGCTCCCCTGTCCGCACTTTGAGCATTTTTACCAATGACAAATGGAAGAACTGTATTGAAGCCAAAAGTGGCTTGAGCTGCCGATTGAATAGTCCTGCCACCAATTTTCAAATATCTAGTAGAGCCATCCCACGCAAAAGAAAGAAGAAGCAAGGGTTTAGCAATTGGGTTTGAAAAATGCCAGCTTGGTGTAAAATTTTGTCCTCTGGTTAAACTAGCGTCGTTTGAAATATAATTTGGTCGAGTATCAGTAAAGCCAAGCTCATAACCTTCACCAAAATTCAAATACATATTTGAAACTAAGGCTCTTGCAAATGTTGTTTCACCCAAAATGCGATTTGGAATTGCGGCAACAACAACCTCAAACCCAGCATTTGAACCGCTAAGATTTGTTCCGTCAATGGGAATTGACCAATATGAAGAAGTTGAAAATCCTCTAAAGCCTTTTACTGGGTTTTTTGAAAGAGTGAGTGATACTCCTGATCCAGAAACCTCGACCAGTTCCGTTGCCGTTCCTTCAAAATTGATAAATGTAGCATCTGTGTCAACTAAAACACCATTTGAACCGGAAGCAATTGCAATTGCGCCACCTCCACTTCCTGTTGAAGCGGAATTTGCATTTATTATCTTCAGTCTTCCTTGTGAGTCGTATGAAGGCATTTGTTCATCCAATTATCATGACGATAGGTCTAACAAGAACTATGTCTGCCGAATTTGTTCCATTTGAAATTGTTGGGTTATATAGATAGATATCTGCTGTGTTCATATTAGTAAGTAGGAATGGTTACACCATATCTTTGTTGAAGGTATTTGTAGAAATACCTTGATTCCCAACCAAGCAAGTCGCGTTGGAATACCCAAATATGACAAGTTCCATTGAAGAAGCGAGTTGAATTCCAGTTCCCTCCAATTCTAGGTGACTGTGCTGCCCATGTTCTAAGAGCTGGCACTTGAAGAGCACCTATTTCTGCTCGATCATTCACTCGAAGCAACATATTCCGCTCTGATGTCATTCGCGCTCTTACAACGTTTACACCAGTTCCAAGGAGCGATACTGAGTCATTTCTGACGTAGTCGGTGACATCATCACCGTTGTATCCCCAAGTAACATTGTTGGCGTCAATTGAAAGAGCAACCCAGCCGTCTGATTCCGTCAACAGAGCAGCTCTTGAAAAGTAGGAAGTCCCGTTACCATTCACACTGTTAATGTCAAAGACACACCAAATTTCAAATGCGCCATTTCCAATGATATCAACAAATGAGTCGGTGTAGTTTTCAAGAAAGTCATTGGTTCCATCGAAGAGTGGTGCTGGGTGTCCTGCCAATGAACCAACAGTTGGGTATCTAACAGGATCGAGCTGTCCGAAATCATAACCATTTGGACTTTCATCTGACCAAAGAACCACAACGTAGTCATCTGCCAATTCAAGGCTAACATCTGGAATGTCAAGTGGAGTTATAGTGCTTGATCCAGATACTCTAAACAAGTTAGACCTGCCTATTTGAGTATCTGACACTTTCACCTCAGAATATAGATCAATAGTATCATTATGATAATCAACCGTGTACTGTCCGTTTGTATCTGTTGAAGCAGTCAGAATTAGTTCATTTGTATCGTTTCGATAAATACGAACAATTTGTCCATCGCCAGGATTTGGATAGATGTTTCCTGATTTGCTGAACTGTCGAGAATGGTATGTTGTGATATTGTTTCCAACAATTCTTTGTGTAGTCGCAGGTCCGGTACTGAATCTAAAGTTTCTATCTTTTCTATAAGAAACTCTGTCTGGTGCAGGGTCACCTGGGTATCTTTTCCATACTTCTTGAGCAAAGGCTCCGCATGGATTAATTCCAGTTTCAGCATCTCCGAGGAAGGTTCCTTCATACAAGGAAATCCAACCAGAGCCCAAAGGCTCTTCTGGTCTAATTTGAGTTTGCCAAGATAACCATTGAGTAGCGACAGAACCAAGAGAGTTTACATAAAAAAGTCCACCACCAGACGTGAGGTAGTAATAATTTTCAGGCATGTAGGGTTGATTGATTGAACTTGAATAAATTATAACTTCTGAGGATGTATCATTTGTGAATCCTTTCAAATGAGTTACTAATGTTTTTGTGTTTGAACCCCCACCTTCAGGATTTACAGATGAAGTATAATTCAAATACATCATTCCACTTAAGTTAGAACCCAAACTACCGACGGCTGTGCCTGTTCGATAAATATCGAACGTTATTTCGTTCAAACCTCGTTGAAACGAGCTTGAAAGTTCTTGATCGAAAGTTCTTTGAAAGACCATCGACCCTCCACGCACTGATGCTGCCCATGTATAAGAAGCATAAGATTGGCTATTCACTCGGAAATTAGTTGTAACGCCAGCACCATCTCCAAACCAAATCTTAGCTCCAGATTTTCTTAATTGAATTGGACCTTCATCAACGATTGGAAAAGTTCTTCTATATCGCGTTTGAAGACTAGGAGTATTTCCACCAATACATCCAGTTTCATCAAAAATTGGGATCATTAGGGAGTTGAAAACACTTGTTGTTTCTCGTGCATCATATTCATATGTTGCATAAAGAACCGCTGTCAAACAAGGAAAAGGAGTCCCTGTGTTTGTTGTTGAAGCAGACAGAACATGAGAAGATGAAACATTAATATCTGGTCGTTTCAAAAGACGATAGTAATAACTTCCCCCCAAAAGAGCATCATTTGGAGCTCCATCACCCCATGCAGCTTCGGCATCCAAACTTAGGTTTAGTTGTGGATCGGGATTCGCGACGGCGGTTCGATTATTTTGAACTTCAATCTCAAAGAAAATGTCTCTGAAAGTTTTGTTAGCTTCTGGCAAATAGGTTGCAAGTGCTGGTATTGTGTCAACTGCTGTGAGAGTAGTTGTAAGGTTTCCTGTTGTGCCTTCTAGCGGAATCCGAACAGTTTTCAGTTGAATTGAAGAGCTCAATTCTTCATATGAATATGTGATAATAATTTTGGATGCAATGTTGGTGTAAGGCTGTGTTGTTTGCGTCAACTGTGAGGTCAAAGAACAGGTAACATGATTGAAAGAAGAAGAGAAATAAGCTTGAAAAAATCCAGTAACATCTCTTTGGCACATGAAAGAATGATCTTCACCTGAGTTTGTGAGGGTTGAAGAAGTAATCCCAGTTGATATTGGACTGAGAGAAGGTCCAGTAAATTGGATTGAGCCTCCCATTGCTGAAGGTGATACTGCACTAGCAGGACTTTGAAAGAAAAATTGCTGCACGACCACGCTTCTAAATGTTCTATGCGAACCAGTCTCAGGAATGTGAATAACGAGCGGCGAGTGTGAACCGGACGTGCCAGCCGCAATAGAGGAGGTGATGTAATTAAATGAATATTCTACAGTTTTATTTCTAATTGGCATAAGTTATCAACTTGAAGATAAGTCTACTTGAATGTTTACATATTTGACAGAACCAGAAAGACTTAGAAGTCTAATTTCTAAACTATCTCCTGCTACAACTGATGTGTTTATGGGCGCATTACCAACCCACCAGTTTCCAGATGTTGTAATAAACAAGTTTGATGAAAGATTGGCAGAAGAGTTTACTCTGGTGTTAATTGAAGCAGAACAAGGTGTAGCGCCACTGAGATATCCTCTGACATTTGTCAAAGTGTAGGAACCATCCGATCTCCAAATAACTGTGTCTGTTGGGAAGATTGGATCAAGGAAAACGCCACCTTTTGAAAAAGTTGATGAACCTCCGGGTCCTCCAGAACCAGACGTTATTGTGATTGAAACGCCAGAGCCAGAAACTACAGCACTTTGAATTGCTGAGCCCTGAAAATTGATGTAATTAACGGATGCGGTGACAATTGCACCAGCAGAACCAGAAGAAATTACAAGATTGAAAGGTGATCCGCCAGACCCGGTCGTAGTTGTAACCGTGACGCCAGAACCGGAAATATTTACACTTTCAATTCCTGGACCAGTAAAGTTGATAAAGTTAGCAGATGAGGTTACGATTTGCCCACTACTTCCAGAAGCTACGACAAGATTGTAACTTGAACCTTGAGCCGACAATGAACTGGAAACAGTAACCGTGACTCCACTTCCCGATGTTACAACAGAAACATCAGTTCCACCTTCACCAACAAAATTGACAAAAGTAGCATTGGGAGAAACAATACTTCCAGTTTCTCGAACATCTATGTTAGAAGCAAGGTCGCCAACAACTTTCAAATTACCGTTCGCATCATAAACTGGCATTAGTCAACAATCCTGTAGTGAGATACGACCCATGATGGTTCTGTTGTTGTAACTGCACCAGCCAAAACAATTGTAAGAGTTTGTCCATTTCCAACAACTATTTTTGAAGGATTTGTGTATCTGTCCCCGGAAGAAAGAGTAACAGTATCGTAAACTGCGGTTGGAGATCCAGCAACGGTTATTGTAATTGTAACCGAAGCAGTATCTCTATTCAAAACTGACAAGTTTTCTTTGTCAATGACAAAACTTGGATCTGTTCCCGGATCTGAAATCATTGTGACCGGAGTTGTTCCCGTTGTGACTCCCACACTTCCAGAAACAGCAACCATCGAATATGTGTCAGTAAGAGACATTGAACCTCATGAATTAAATATGGGGGCAAACAGCCCCCATTGTAAATATCAATCTAACTCAAATATCAGATTGATCCAGTGATTTCTGTAACAAGAATGCTGTTACCAGCCGAGGCATTACTGAAAATAACCGAAACAGGTCCAATATAGTCAAACGGAACTTCATAATATCCGTTGTTTGAAAGACGAACTGTGTATTGTGATGTAGAAGCAACATCAGCAAGAGAAAGATAGCAGGTGTTCGTTCCTTCTTTCCAGAATGTTGCACCTCTTCGGGTCGGTCGAAGTGGAAGCATTGTGTAAGAAGTTAGGCTCGCTGCTGCCGAAGAAACGTTTGTGTTAATTGCGCCAGGATTTAGAACTGATGCTGTTCCAACAACCGTGACTTGAGAAGAACCCAAAAGTGTTGCATAAACAGAACCAGTAACTCCGGCTGCCCAACCACCAACATAAATGGATTGTGTTGTCGGAAGGTTTGTAACAGAAACCGAAGGAGTTCCAAGGATAGTTGAATAAACAGATCCAGTTACTCCCGAATCCCAACCTGCAATTTGAACTGATTGAGTAGCCACAGAAGCTGCACTGAAGTTTCCTGAAACAACAAGAGCACCATCACTATCAATTTTTAGAAACTGGGCTCCAGTTGAACCTGAAGCCATGGCGAGAAAACCTACAGTTGACGAAGCAATAGCTGTAGATGATGAAACCGCAACTTCAACACCTGTTGAAGCAAACAAGACACTAACTGGTGATTCAAGAGGCATACATTACCGGACCTTTTCCTGAATGATAAATATGTTGATATTATCCAACTACCGAACGTTCTCTAGAAATTTCAAATACTCCATCATAAGAAATCGTATCTGTTATGGTTCTTAGAACTGTATTTGCACCCGTGCCGTTGTAAAGTCGCAAAATAATCTGATCAGGAACAATCGAAGAGGAAGAATAAACGAACTCTTTTTCAACAAGCTTTATAACTTTTGTGTTATCGGTATACCATGTGACTGTTTCTGGAAATGGAAAACCTTCGATTTCACGATAACCTGCTGTTTGATGTTGTGTTGAAACAAGTAAAAATAATCTAACAATGTAATCAATCGTATTTTGGGTACTTGAAAAGTTTACACCAACTTTTGTCTCAATGGCATTGATTGCATCATTCGCATTGATATGCTGATCACTATGTCTTAGTCCGGGTGTGTTTAGAACATCACCACCAGAAGGGCTAATCAAGTTATCTAATGATGTAGGAAAATTAGACGGCATTCTTCAATCTTCAACAAGCTAAGTAGAGGATGGTGTTGTCTCCTCTAATTGGTTATGTTCCATTACTTGATAATAATCAATGATAATGAACGAATTTAGTTGGATCAACCTCTCAAAAGAGTTTTTCCGTTATGATTTTGCCCTTGTTCGATAACTGCTGAACGAGGAACAAGGATTACTCCCTCAAAGAGGGTTTCAACAGCAACCAAAGTTTTCAGATCATGTGGGTTGATCTTTCCAAGATCGAGAACTTCATTTCCACGTAGTTCATAACATTTTTCTGAACCTTTCAAAAGAAATTGCTTATTTGAAAGGTTTTTTAGTTGTCCGACTTTTCTTACCACATTTATCGTGTATTCACCATCGGCTTTATACACCATTTTATAGAAGTCATGACCTTCAACCAATCTAACTGTTTGGTGAGATTGTTGTGGTTGGTGATGTATTTGTCCGTTTGCAATTCTTTGTTGAAGAATTGCTATTGGATCAATGTCTCCTGTTCCTCTATTTGGAACAGGATTTCCAGGAACTCCTTGAAGTAGTTTTTCAATGTCCACATTACTGTGGGCAGGTTCATAATGAGGCAAGTCAGCAATGTTTTTACTTTGATTGAAACGCTGCTTATCTCTCATATACCTATCAAACCAATCGTCATCATTATCGCTCATTTTTCAATCCTCAATACAGTTTAGCAACTTTAGAACTCTTTTTCTTCTTGCACCATCAGTAGCAACACTCATTCCATGTTGAGAAATTAGATTGACAATCTCTGGCGTTGCTCCTTCTTCTTTGGCTACTTGAAATACCTTCATTATTGTTTGAAATGAAGACCTGTTTCCTGTTGCAACCCAAGACTGAATTGGAGCAATAATGGACTTCAAAGAAACTTCATTGAGTTCTCTTTTGATTTGTTCATAAGTGATTTTCTTTCGACTATCATCAAGTGTTCTAATATCAGTATCTTTTTCTTTTTTTACCCATCGTCTTGGTTTTACAAGATAAGCAGAACTAAATGGAGACATATCTACAACATCATCATCAAGTTCTGGATCGCCCAAAAGAAGCGGTTCAGTTTCTTGTCTGATCGTGTCCACTGTCTGATCGGTTATAGCCTTTGCAGAAGCCGATCGTAAATACCAGCGTGTTGGGTCCGCTTGTTCTTCTAACTCGCCTTGGAGGGCTGGTTTTGGATTACTCAAAACCAATCTGTTGGCACCAACCGGAACAGTGTAAAGGTGACCCTGCTGATACATACTTGTTGACTCATAGTCATTGGGTGTATTCAATGGCTCACTGTCAGCAAGAATATCATCCAATTCACTATCAACATGTTCTACTTCATATGGTTCTTTTCGGTCTTGAGGAACAAAGTTTTGTGGTTTTGCAAACCACATTCTTTTTGGAGTCCCTGGCAGATCAAAGTAATTTTGATCTGCCGGTGTTCTTTGAGTTCCATATGCATATGGAGCAAGCTGCTCAAAGAGTTCATCATCTTCTTTTGCAGCTCTTTCTAAATCTGTCAAGTTGTCTGGTCCCGCTCCTGGACCATTTACAGTTGCAGGAAAAGAATAGTCATACCCACCATCCCATTTTCCAAGAACTTCTTCTTCGTGTTCAATGTTTTGATTGATTTCAGAATCTTCCTGATTTGTCATTTTTTGAACAGAAGGATCAAGTGGAGCTGCCATTTGGTTTTGATTTCCAAATCCCCAAGGCTTTCCATTTCCAAGAAATGTTTGTGCCCCAGCCAACACTCCTGTACTTACTTGTTTCTTCATAAAGATAAGTAGTTGGGTTTATTTCATGTTAGATTTTTTCTTTTTGCTCTCATTTGAAATGATAATCCGGCATGTTATGATATAGTGATTGGAGTACAAATGAAATACGAATATAACATTGACAAGAGACTTTTCATTCAAGACGAAAACTGGCAGTTTGGAATGCCTGGGGTGATCTATGTTAGAGATGAATTCAACATGGAAATGGCTGCCCAATTTATCAATGAATTGAATGTTCTTTGTCATACAGGTCAAGACGTCATCCCAATTGTTATCAACTCTCCGGGCGGAGATGTTTATGCTCTTCTAGAGATGGTGGATGCATTAGAAAACTGCGGGAAGAAGATTTTGACATATGTTAGCGGTCATGCAATGTCAGCCGGAGCTTTCCTTGCAGCATGTGGTGATCAGGGATTGAGATATGCGTCAATAAACAGTGATATCATGGTTCACCAAATGTCTTCTGGTGTTATTGGTAAAACAGAAGATATTGTCTCTTTTGCTGACGGTGCCAAGAGAGTAAATGAACACCTGTTCAAACTTCTTGATAGAAAGACCGGACAAAAGGATGGATATTGGAAAGAGTTATTGAAAAATAACGACCATGCGGATATGTTTCTCTCACCATCTCAAGCAAAAGAACATAATCTCATTAATCAAATCGGTACTCCAAAAATGACAGTGGACGTATCTGTAAAGATAACGGTGAAATGATATGACGACTGCTTATGTTCAAGAGTGGAAAAAGAAAGTAAATGGAACCATGTATCCACTTGGTTTCTATGTTTACCCAACAATTGATATGTGTGTTTTTGATACACAAGCAAGGGTACAGGGACAGCAAATAAAATTGGTCGGAAACCAAAATCAATTTCATCCCGTAAGGGAATTTACAGCACCGGATGGTCCTATAAAAACGGTCGAAATTTCGAGGGAAATGTTCGAAAAAGTAAAGCAAACAAGGGGCTACTTTGTCGAGTCACTTATTGATCTTAGAACCTGACGATTCCTGCATTCCTTGAATTTCATCAAAATCTGTGCTATGGTGAAAGTATGAATAAAGAACACCTACTTCACCGGAAGCGCCATATCGTTGTGGGCGACATTCATGGGTGCTTTGACGAGTTTCAAGACCTTCTAAAGAAGGTGTCCTACGATGAGGACAGCGACCACCTTGTTTTGGTTGGCGACCTCGTTGACAGGGGACCGAAGAGTATGGAGGTCGTTGATTGGGCAATGAAGCGAAATGCCGTTGTCAACGTCGTTCAAGGAAATCATGAAGCGAAGCATCTTCGCTTCTTCCGACACGAACAAAAGAAAATTCATAATCGGCACTATAAGAACCCGATGAAGATGCCAGAATATATTCTGGAAGCTTACAACTCCTTGACGGATGACCATAGATGGTATCTAAAGAAGCTGCCATTTTATCTCCGACTCCCGGAGTTTAATTTGGTGGTTGTTCATGGAGGCTTGCTTCCTGGCAAGAAGGTTCAAGATCACACTCCAGAACAGATCATCTATACTCGTTATCTTGATAACGATAACTTTACGCAAGTTCAACTTGGACCTCCTCCGGATTTCAAGCCGAAGGAAAATACGTCTTTCTGGACGACCTTTTGGGATGGAGCAGAGAACGTAGCTTTTGGTCATCACGTTTTTGACCTTGAAAAGGTTCTTGAACTTCCATCCGCAAATCAGGGAATTTGCTACGCACTTGACACCGGATGCTGTTTTGGTGGAAAGCTTACGGCAATGGTTCTTGAACGTGGGACGCAAACGCCCTCGTTTGCGCAAGTTGATGCAAGAAAGGAATATTTCAGTCATTCAAATGACTGAATGAATTGATGACTTATATCAAATCAAAACCATACACCAAACTTAGTAAACTAGCTCTTGAGTTTTTCAACAAGCAAAAGCCAGCTAGTTTAGTTTTATTTGAACTTTCCCTAATGAAAGGCGAAGTCTCTTTTAGGAGTTTCGACTATCTCAAATGGAAAGATTGCATGACTAAAAGTAATTCGGCAACATTACGCTTTGTGCAAAGTCCTTTTGGGAAACTTATAAAGTTTTCTCCAACGGAAAAAGAGCAAGATATTGCACTAATCTTTGTTGAACAACACAAAGATGAAGAAGTAACTTGTTTTTTCTTGCCTTCACACCAAACCTATGTGCTTATGAATTCAAAAGAAGCTTTTTTCTACCTAAAAAAGGTTATTGAATGACATTCGAAGAAAAATCTACCTTCATTTCCACCCTAAAGATTGGTGAAGTGATTCAGATATCTTCTGAAGATAAGATCAGTTTTATTGAAATTGATTACCATCAATGGGCAAGTCAAGAGCCAAGAATTGATCCTAGAGATATGCTAAGCGATAGCTATATTGTAATTGAACCACCATTCACCAGAAACATAATTCTGCTTGAAACGTTCAATAGACACGTAGTGCAAATTCCTAGCTCAAATACAACAAAAGTTCTAGTCATTGGAATTTTCCTTGATTGTGAAACAAAGAAAATCTTCTATGAGAACTCAAGAGCCATTTATGCAATGACTGATTTTACTTTACAGAAGTAAGTTGTTCTAAAGGATCTAAAACGCTTTCTGCGAAGTTATCACAAAGAGCCTGTAGGCTCTTTTCTATTTGTTCACGTTCATCTTTTGGAAGTTCTTCCAAGACTTTTTTGAACTGCTTTGTTGAGCGGATTTGATCCCAAACTTTATTTTTCATTGACTATTCCCCATTATGTTTCCCTGTAATCAGGGTCGATTGTAAACCTTGTTCCCCCTGGTCTTCCAATCAAATGCTCCTCAAACTCATCTGCATCAAGTTTGACATTTACTGTCAAATCTACTTTGAAGCTTCTGTTCTTGATTGTGTATTCTTGCCTTTTCGTTGCTGAAAGACCAAGATCAGAAGCTAGACGTTTCAAGGAGACATTGACATTGTCAAATCTAACTCCCTTGAGCGCAGCAGAGATTTCATTCACACTCTCAATCATACTTTCAACTCTTGTAGCGATAGAGCCTTCTGGTCCTTTCAGTTGCTCAAACATTTCAACGCTATCGTTGATTGCTCCAAACGCTTGTGGTATTTTTGTAATTGCATCCAAAGATTTTGAAAAACTTTCGACTTTTATATTTATTCCTCTTGGAATTGCATTGAAGACTTCGAGTTTTGGAACAAGACTTTGGATGAAACTGATTACACTGAAGTTTCCATCTCCATAAATAAAGCCTTGAAAAGTCTTTAGCCTTTGCGCAACCTCTGAATAAGAGGCTTTTTCATTTCCTCCCTGACCGAAGTCTCGAAGGGACTTGAACATTTCAGGAATGCGTGTTATAAGACCGAAAAAGTCACCAAGAGCTTCGAAACCAGCTTTCAAGTTCTTGACTTGATTTTGTTTCAAGTTCTTGAAACTTTCAACGGACACTTGAATTATACCTTGCACAGCACCTAACAAAGGTCCAAAGAAACCTTCACTGATGGCTCTCAATTCACTTGCAATCGTTGTTCCTTGAGGCAGATTTTTGAACATATCTTGAAATGCAAGAAGTTCTGCAAGAGTTCCGATTGCAAGAAATACTGATCCAATTGCTTTAGATACATCTGCAACAACACGAGCTTGTCCTTCGCTCAAACCTTGTGTTTCTTGAGCAATCTTTTTGACAAGGTCAGATGCAGCAGAGAAGATTGAAGGTTCTCCTGCACGTCCCATAATTCCTTGGACAAAAGCAGAAATGAATGTTCGAAGTCGTGGAGCAACATCTGCTAGATCCTCAGCATCATTTCCATATTGTCGACGGATTACATTTGCCATACCAGAAGCAAGAGAAGAGATGCTTCTCAAAATTTCACTGATTACTGTCGCTGCTCTTTGCGCATCTTCTCCAAAAACAAGTCCTCTTGAAAGAGTTGCAAACTGTTCACCAACAGTTTTGAAGGTTCCTGAAAGAGCTGTAGAGATTTGGCTAATATAGTCTCCAAGAGCACGAATACGAGATGAAGCCGTGTCTCCTGATAGAGTATCAAGCCAGCCAGTATCGAAGAGTTCTGGTGGTGGTTGAAGTGCTTTGGCTGCTCCCATTACACTTCCAAGAGTATTTGCCAAAGTTTCAGCACCTTGAAGAGCTTGTGGACCTCTATTTGAAAGTGCCTTCGCTTGATTGACAAACTGATCAATCATTCCAGTCATCTCTCCTCCAAGAGATTTTACAAACTCCTTTGCTTGATTGAGTTTTTGGGTAAACGACGGACCTCCAAATAGAAGTTCTCCAAATGAAGGAGTTGCGGCTGTCATAATTGAAGAAATAGAACCAGCCATTTCTCCAACTGTTCCGAGAATAGAAGTGAAGGTTTGAGTTTGACGTTCAAATCCTGCATCCAAGGGGATCGTTTTGATGTTCTCAATGATAGCAAGGACTGTTCCTGTCATCTTCATGATAACACCCTGAATGGCGTCAAATCCTGCTGCCATTGCAACTCCACCGGCTCCAGCAGTTGCAAGAATGAAAGTTCCAACACCGGCAGCAACAGCAGTTACCGCAGATGCAGCTAAGAAAATACCACTAGTAGCAAACATTATTTTTGTTGCTTTATTGATATCACTTTCTTTATAACCCTTGAAAGCTTCAATCATTTCTTTTGCTGCATATCCCATTCCTAAAGCAACCAAAGAAACAGCACCAAGACCAAGTGCTATTTGAAGTCCCATAGCTGGTGCTAGTTGACCCACAGAAGCAAGAATGTACATAATTCCAGCAACTTCAGCCATAACAAGACCAGATGCGATAAACAATCCGGCTGTTGCTGCCATGGTTCCGGGCTTGATGTTTTGTTGTTGAATGATTGTTGCGACACCAGCCATTGCAAGAGCAATTGCAGAAATACCAACCGTTATGAGTGTTCCAATTAGAACCATTTTAGCAACGGCTGCTCCAGTGATTGGAGACTTCTGTGCAACTTCACCTGCCTTTGCAGCGGCTCCAGTCGCCTCTGTAATCCCCTTCAAAGATGCTGCGCTCTTAGGACCCGTCGAAACATCTTTCACGACATTGGAGAGCCCGTGGAGCCCTTGTTCGGCTGCTGCTTTGACTGCTCGTCCTGTAAACGCATTCTTCACAGCTCGTGCAACTGCTCCTCCGAGAGCAACAAGCAAAGCACCACCAAATCCACGAACAACAGCTCCGATTGCAGCAGGACCGAAGGCAGCTCCAAAAATCCAAGGCAGAGCCTTTTTCAAATAAGGTTCAAGTCTTTCACCGATTGCCCCAAACAGTTGTTTTGTTGCATCCCAAAGAGCAGGAAGGACATTTTTGATAAGTTCTGATCCCGCCGGAGCAAGAGCAGCAAATATTTCACCGAAGAAACCACCAGCAGCTCCAGCGCCAGATTTCAGTCCAGCAATTGCAGCAGAAGGATCTTTGATAAAGTCAGCAAGGAACTTCACACCTTTTGTTACACCTTTTACAGCAGCAAGTCCAATCTGTCCAAAGATTACCAACATACTCTTTGAGAAAGTTTTGAAACCATCAAGAACTTTTCTTCCTGTAGAGGATTGAGTGTCAAAGAAGTTGAAGAAATTATCTTTCAGTTTCTTTAGAAGATTTGGCAATGCCGTTTGAGGGTTTGTTGTCATCTCCTTGAAGAAGTCTTTGAAACTGTCTCGAACAGAACCGAGCATCTTTCGCCAACGTCCTCTTTCGAACAATTCTGCCATGCCTTTGAACATGTCAGCAACACCAGGGAAGAACTTCATGAAATCACGTCCAACGCGAATGCCCGTATGGAACGTATCTTGCATTGCTCTTCGAAGGTTCATTATGACTTTTCGGAATTCCCATGAACGCTCAATTCCCTTTTCAAAACCTTTCAAGAAGATTTGAAGGAAGCTTCCATTGAGTTGAGCACCTTGACGAACAAGACGCTCAATGGAGTTGGAAAGCTTCTGCATCGCTTCCGCTTGAGAAAGCTGTTGTTTCTGTGTTGCTTGAGCTTGTTTCTGAATGTCTGCATATGAAACAGCTTGACTTTTTTGAGAGAATGCAAGACTGAGTGTTGCATCATCAAGACCCGTTTGTTGAGCAAGAAGGGCACGTTCCTGACGTGTCATTGTTTCAATGCTCTTTCCGGTTGCAAAGAATGCTTTTCTCATCCTTTCCATTCGAGAAGCAGGATCCTGATCTTTCAACTGTTCAAGAACATCAATATTCAAACCGAATGCTTGATTGAGTTGAGCAACGCTCTCAGCAGCACTTTCAAAGTTATCAAACTTGTCAATAACTCCAAGAAGTCCTTTGATTTCAATTCCCAATTTCTTCGCATAGACAGAGATACCAGAAAGAACTTCAGGAGCAATGTTACCAAAGTTCTTGAAGTCTGTCATCATCTCTCCAATATCACGAGAAATGACTTTGCCATTGATACCAAATGCTTCACCCATTTGGTAAGCTGTTGATGTAACTCTTCTTCCTTGTTCTTGGAAAGTGGTTCCCATTGCAAGAGCTCTTTGTCCAAAAGCAACCATTGCCTGTTCACTCAAACCAAGACCCTTTTGATAAGCAAAGAACTCTTCAGCACTTGAAGCAAGTTCGTTTTTCAATTGATAGAAAGTCGGACCAAGCTCACGTGCCATACGATGAACTTCCTTCAATCTCTCAGCAAAGAAACCCATTGTTCTTGTTACAGAAAGACCTGTGTTAGAAAGTTCACCTTGAACACTTCTGAACCCATCAATAATTGCCTTGCTTTCGTTTCTTGCAAGGTCACCGAAGTTCTTACGGATTGCTTCAAGCTCTTGACGAAACTCATTTGAACCTTGTGTTACTTGATTCATCAAATGAGACAAGATTTTGAATGGAATAGAAATCAAAGACATGCCAAAATTGGCTACAGTCTTTACTCCCTGAGATATGACACCAAAGAACCTTTGAGCAGAGTGAATACTGAACTTGAAACCTTGAATAGCACCGTCAAGTCCGGCAACTAGTCCAAGAGCAAATGGAGAAGTGAGTTTGTCCAGTGTTGTAAGTGACTTTCCAAGAGCACCAGATTGTTTCACAGCGTTAGCAATCTGTCCAGCCATCTTATCCATCCCTTGTCCACCTTGATCAGTTGCTTTTTGAGCAGCCATACCAAGTGCTTCAACCAAGGAGTTTGTTGTTTCAAGACCTCTGTTGACTTCATCCGTATCAGTGATTTTTGAAATAGCGGCAGCAATGCTTCGAGCTGTAGCAATTGAACGACTTTCAAGATTTGAGATTTCTTGAAGCGTCTTCTTTCTTTCACTCAACAGTTCGTTGATTTTCTGTGCTGTTTCAATTGGATCAGCCATATTTTTGATATCTTTACCATCTTACAACAAATGGCAATCATAATTACATCTTAGATCGAACTTCTGTGAAAGAAGTTGAAACAAAGGACAAAATAGTGGCATACAAACTAAGCACACTTGGAAAGATTTTTTTTGCTGGTCTTGCAACAAAAATGGCACGAGAAATCGCGATGCCACTGAAACTAAAAGCAAGACCTGAACAAATACAGGCAATCACCGATGCTATCATGGCTTCAAAAGAGTTTCAGGATGAGATCAATAAGCCTGGAGCAACGATTGAAGATGTGATTCAAAAGATGAAATTGAAGAACGTCAACAAGCAGTCTTTTGAGAAGATTACAGGCAAACCTTGGCCGTTAGGATGAGACAATGAGTTTAGAAATGCTTGCAAAAAAAGTTGTGATGAGTGATCAGTTTGAAGAACTAAAAGAACTCATGCCTCAACTTTATAGACTAACACAGAACCTTTACAAAGATGTTGAATATGGTTCTGTTTCGCCTGATCTTCAAGAAAGAGTTGAAAAACACTTCAAATATCTTTGGAGATATTTGAATCTTGGCGACAACATTTCTTTGACAGGACCGGAAGCTGCGTTTGTTGGGGATATGCATAGAAATGCAAAAGCGATAAGAACAATCCAAAGTGATAAAAGGAGAGCTTCAATGTTTGGTGAAAGTAAGAAAATTACAAAGAAACAAATCAACAAACTCATCGAGAGCATTGTTGCTGAAATGTGTGATGAAGAATTGAACGAGAGTGAACTCTCTCCTGATCCTGAGTGGGACACAATTCAAGGTGCTCCAATGCATCAACGTTATCCAGGCTCCTTTGAAGAAGATGGACAAAGACCTGATTTGAAAGAAGGAACCAATATCCGTTGGGATAATGGAGTTTACAAGGCAGCAATCAGTGCAAATAAAACAGCAGAACTTATTGGCAACTTGATTAGTCACTCAAATGGACTAAATGAAGATCAACTTTTCAAATTGAAGCAAGTTCATGAAAAAGCGTCTCATCTTGCCAAACTTGTTGAGATTATGAAAAATTGGAGAAGTTGAAAATGAAGATCACGAAAAAACAAATTCAAAAACTTGTTGAGAGTATCATCAAAGAGCAACAACTTGACATAAGCACTAGAGTTGAAAATCTCGAAGCGATGAGAAAAGCAATTGTGAGATATCATGCTCATGCAGAAACACTTTTTGAATTACCAACATTTCAAAGACAGTTTGAACGTGGACTAAGAGAAATTGAAGAGGCTGTAAGCAATCAAATCTTTGCTCTTCAACATCCATACACTGACAAAGACTGAAGTCATGAAAATCTCTCCAAAGCAACTTGATCAATTGATCGAAAGCCTCGTTGAACAGGCTTTCAATTCTCGTTTCCCTTCTGGAGATCCATATAAGAAAACTGATGTGGATAAAGATGTGGTAAAACTGAACAAGTATATGGAGACAACTGGTTTGTTCTTTCATTTCAGTGAAACAGGAAAGATTGGTATCAATCCTAAATCTACTGACCATCCAGGGGTTCGTGGATTTTATGGTTTTCTTCTAACGCCAAAAGAGTTCTTTCAGGAAAGTCACCATGAATGGTTCACAAAAAGAAAGTACATTGTTGTCTTCAAACTAAAGCCTGGTTTGAACATTCTGGAGCTTCGTAATAGATATGATTTGGATAAGACCTTGAAAAGGGGTCAATTCACATTGCAAATAAGAAAAGAACCTTTGGACAGGCACCTTACTAGTAAAGCTGAACAAACAAGACTTCTTCAAAAGATGAACTTTGATGGGGTGTTCTCTGGACAACAGTTCTTCATGACAGATATGAAAAATGAACTGGTTGTCTTTCCGCCTTATCAAAATAAAATTGAAATCGTTGATATCGTAAAAAACCCTCTTCACACTTACAAACAAAACAGAGAGTTTTACGATCCCGTACATGACGGACCTCCAGATGAAACACCTCCTGTAAGAGTTCCTCCAAAGTATCAAGATAGCAGAGCTTCAAAGAAAAGAAGTGCGAAGAACAAACTTCAAACTAACAAAGAACCAAAGAGTCGTAGTGAAGCCGAGAAGAGAAGGAAGAAGTTGGTGGATGACAACGATAGGGAACCACTCGGTTGATCATACTCTCTTCTAATTGGTTATCTTCCACTCAAAGACACTAAAGGATAATAGATGAGCTTCTTCAAAACAAAACCCCATGAAAAGATTGGTCAAGCGCGCATAAATGTGAAAGACCAGTCTTCTGGTTATGGAACAAATATTATCATCAAAACAGTTCGTCTTCCTGATGGTGTCATTGAGAAGTTCTTTGTTACTGATGACAGCGATAGTGTCCAGATATTTGCTATAACCCACATGAACGAAGTGATAATGGTAAGGCAGTGGCGTCCGGGAAATGAGTCGGAGGGGCTAGAACTGCCTGGTGGTGGCTTAGAGAAGGGTGAAGACCCACTTGACGCTGCCGAACGAGAACTTGTTGAAGAGACAATGTTCTCTGCTGGACGAATGGAATACCTTGGAAGTTGTCCATATTCTCCATACTCCAATGGAAGACGTCATATGTTCTTTGCAAGAGACTGCGTTAGAACAGAGAAACACCTTGATTTAGATGACAATGAACACTTACAGGTTGTGAAGATGCCTTTGGACATATTCGTTGCCAAAATCAAAGAAAGTCCCGCAAGTATTCGAGGATGGGATCTTGCACTTCTTGCATTGAATAAGTTTGGATATTGAGATATTGGAACTGTAAGAAGTGGTAAGCTATTTACCCAAAAGAGGAAATATGAAGATTACAAAGAAACAATTTGACCGCCTCGTTGAAGGTTTGGTAAAAGAACAATGGGCAGATTGGGAACTGGGTTTAGGAGAAAAACCTGATGAACAAGATGAAAAGTTCCCGTTTCCTAATGATCCTGATCTGCATGACAATGACCTAGAAGACGAGGATCTCAACGAACAGTTCGAGTGGACTGATGAAGAACTTGCTTCAATGGGCGATGAAGAAAGTGACAAAGAAGAAGCAGACCAATGGTTTTCTGACTTTACGGGAGAACTAACTGGAACTGAAGATGAAGATGATGACTACCCTTGGGATGATGAGTTTGTTGGCAAGGCAGACCGTTCAGAACGAGGAATGCAGGAAGCGAAAAAGAAAAAGAACAAATCTCCATTTGAAAAGGTTCGTAAACCAACAGCGCCTCCTTCACGTCAACACAAAGATCCAACCAAGTATGATCGTAAAAGAGACAAGAAGAACGTCGATTTGAATGAGATGCGTCCAATGAGCCGAAGAGGTTCGATGATGCAAGGAAAAGGAGAGAATGTGTCTTCCTTTTTCGTCAACAAGATGATGGCAGAAATTAAGCGCCTTCTAAAAGGAAAGATGGATTGGGTAGATTTAGATTCAATTCAAAGACTTGAAAAAGCTCTAACTGAAGTTGCACGCCAAGCTTATAGTGAACTTGATGAAGTTGATTGAGGTTTGCAATGAAGGAGCAAAAGTTCAATACAGGCAAGGAACGTAATCCGTACATTTCAAAACATCCAGATCATGAAGAATGGGAAATTGTCTTGGAGAAAAGAAATGGAACGTGGGTTTGGAATGGAGATGGATGGTCACAACCATTTTTGTTTAGACGAACAAAAGAACCAAAAATATTCACATCTCCTGAAGAAGCAAAGCAAGAACTCAAAACCGTGGTCTTACCTTACATTCTCAAATGGCAACCGGGAGTATGGGAAGATTATGTTGTTGGTCACGAACTTCCTGATGGATATCAACTAAAAACAGAAAGCAGAAAAATGAAGATTACGAAGAAACAACTTGATAGACTTGTTGAGAATGCTGTAAAGAAACAACTTCAAGAAAGAGCTTCAAAAGACGAGAATATGAAGACTATCCAAATCATGAAGGAACTTCTTCTACGACTTCGTACATACGCTGATAAACTTACAGCTCCCGGCGAAACCACAATGAATGACAACACAGTCAAAGACATTCACAAATACCTTGAAGAGATTGAAGGATGGCTTGAAGGATATGAAGCATTTATTGATCTTGACGTCTTCTGGAATAGACTTGATAGTCCATATCGACCAGAGAAATGAAAAAGAAAAAGGCTCCGTAAGGAGCCTTTCTTATGTGAATCTTCTTAGTCGACCAGGAACTACATCTCTTGTTTTATTTGTGATTGCCCGAGCATCTGGCGTGTTATGATGAGCACCTTTACTTGGTATATCGTTTCCATCCTCAACTCTTGACTTTATCTCTTTATCAATTCTTTGGATTAGCCAGTATCGATATTGAACTGGCATATGATAGAACTCTTTCCAAGTAAATCCTCCATAGTACATCAGAAGGAAGAAATGTTCAAGCCATTCACTTTCTCTATGTTCACTCGTCAGGCCAAAAAAAGCCTACTCCCATTGGAAGGGGAGCCTCCTTTTCAACATGTCCACAACCGGAACATTCAAAGAAGAATTGCATCTTGATATCTGGTTGATGCTTATTGATGTAGTTTCTCAAAGCCTTACTGTCTTGAATTGGAAGAGCTTGAACAAACTTTGAAAGAGCGCCCCTATCAGAAATACCATCAACTGATACGATTTGACGAAGAAGTCTTGATGTTGAAAGGTTTGTGTTTTGAAGACCTTTCTTTTTCTTGATCTCCATCTCTTCCAACATTTCTCTTTCATCGTGTCCTGTCAAAAGACGGAAAGATACGACTTTCTTTGTTTGGGGAAGTGTAAAGGTAAAAAGATTTGTGTTTGGTTGAGCAGGTTCAATTTCAAGAGGTACAATATCAAGCTCATTCAAATTGATTTGAACAGGTTCTTGTTTTCCACAAGATGGACATTTCATTTCTGCTTTATACATTGCTCCATATCCGACGATACGGACACCGACCATTACAGCATTTCGGTCGCCGACGACCATGTCCATTGGATCAAATCCACGAAGCTGACATACAGATTTGATAAGTTCTGAGATGACAATGCCCTTTTTAGCGAAGTAATCATTCATCATGATATCTTCTTCTTTGGCTGTCATTGCTCTAATTGGAAGTGTTTCTCTATTTGCCAACATGCTTCCAAGAGGATATACCTTTCCATTACTTGGCAAAGGAACTTCTGCAACAGGGATTTCAATTCCAAACTCGTGCTTTACAGCCTCAGACATTGAAACTTCTTGAAGTCCAGCACCCTCCGCTGCTCGACGAGCAGCTTCAACCGACTCGAAAATACTATTTTTTTGTTCTCTATCCACAGTTTTCCTTTATTCCTTTCAAAGCATCATCCAAAAAAGACAACATCTGTAACTATTCCACTATCCAATTTTACGTTTAGTCTACCTTCTTGATAGTCCATGGTGTAAATGTAGTCGTTTCCATCTTCACTCACAACACGAAGAAAGTATCCATTGTCTTCTGCAATTGTTTGAGCATCTTCAAAAGATTGCCAAACTAGTTTGTGTTGCATTTCCTTTAGAGCTATCTCTTGTTTTACGTTCATGTTCATCCTACGGTTATTTGAAACACTATACCATTTTGAATGGAGAGGTTTAGACGATTTGTGTGATAATCTCTTGTGCAGACAAAATTCTTTCCATCTTCATGAACAATTCTTGTTTGATACCCAGCATTCCTTGCAGCATCTCTGACAATTTGTTCTGGTTTTCCAAGCCAATCCAAAATTTTGAAGTTTTCATCTGTTCGCATTATTCACTCTTTCAATAGACCAGGGCTTCAACTATTTTTCCACCCAATACCTCAAGATTAACACGGTCGTTCATTTTATTCAATTGTTCGAACGACTTGTCTTTTCGATCAAAAACAACAATCCTCCAAGAAAGACCTTCGCTCTCAATTAAACGAACTCCTTCTTCAAGTTGTCTTCCAATCAAACCAGTAAGTCTGGTGTTTAGGGGATATACGATTTTGCCTTCCATAGGATTTTCTTAGTTATTAGTCAACTTCAATTATACTTAGATTGTATAGGAAAGTCCAATTTGATAGGACGTTTTGGAGGAATATATTATGGCAAAAATTCGTACAAGAATTACAGACAAAGGTCTAATCTCAGAAAAAGTTGCTGATGACGTTGGAAATAGCTTTTCAGTCGCAGTTCAAGAAAAAGAAAATGTGACAAGTGTAACTACTGTTTCTACAGCATCAGTTGGTTCAGGAGATGGAATTACTCTCGTTGGTGCAGCAGCTATGATTGTGCTCCCAGCTATTGACGCTGACAACGTTGGTCGCGCATTTACAGTTGTCAACACTGGTTCAGCAGCATGCACTCTTTCTGCTTCAAACCCAGTTGTTACACCTTCCGGCACGTGGACAACATCCGTTGCAGGAAACTCTTCAATCTCAACAGTGATCGCATTGCCAGCAGCAAGCGGTTACTTCTGGGCACTTCGCACACAAGCTTGAACTAACACGTTCCTATCAAAGAAAAGCCCTCAGTCGAGGGCTTTTTTTGTTTTTCTTTTTCGCCAATTCGTTTCGAGTTTCCACTCATCTTGAATTCGCTTCTCTTCGGAATAGTTTGGATTTACAATCAATACCATGCTTTCTGGTCGTATCCCAGCTAGAAATCCTCCCTCTGTTCCATGAAAAAAATAATGGAATACAAATTTGTTCCAAGGTTCTTTTTTGTATTTTTCTGCAACATCCAAATTAGTAACAAGATAGTATCTTGTTGACCAATCTTTGGTTTTATTTTCCATCAAACCAACATTGTACATATCCCAAACAGATTTGCTGCCTTGTGCTTCTGGATTTGCCCAAAAGAAACGACCTGCTCCATGCAACTTTCTCTTGGTTCTTACCACAATATCTCCGGGTTTCAAATCAGAAGCTCTTATAGCTTTCCATCTTCTGGCAGGAGGCATTCTTTGTGGTTTTAGTCTTTTCACTTCATTGGATGAATGTAACATAAAACAAACTCAAATCTTCCAATATTGTAATAGTTTCTGCCTTGAGCCATTATGCTAGAAAGGGTTTCTTGAACTTTCTTTTCAACGATAAAATGAAAATTGTTTTGAATGCTTTGAGTGTCCACAACACACAGAGTTTTTTGAAAGTTTAGAATTCCGGAAAGAAACAATCTGTTATCAAGTGGTTCATAAATTTGAAATTCGTTGAACAGATGGATGCTTCTCAAATCCTTTTCAAGGGATTTGAACATGACAAAAGTCTCACAATCTTTAATTCTTTCTTCACTTACGTCAATAAAACGACATACAAGTGGATTGGCTACATTTTGAATAGCTTTGTTTGAGACGGGTCTTGGTGATTGATAAAATGATCTTTGTCTACCAAAAGTTGTTTGAGGCTGTGTTTTTGGACCATTTGGAACTGTGTGTGGAACTGAATATGGAGTAATTTGAATGCCATTGCTCCATCCACGAACTGTTGTAGTGGTTTCATATGTGTAGTCCACACTGTTTGCACCGATACTTGCTCCAAAAGGCGCTTCAACCCTTTGGTATTCCAAATCATCGTCTTCAAGATTTAGCAAAATAACTGCTTCACCTTCTCTAAAATTTTCTGGAGTTACAATCTCTAATCGGTGCCTCATTGTTCACACCACCTCTTCCGCAAGATAGTAAACTGTATCAAGCGAACTTTCACCCATCATCGCTAATTTACATGATACGGTTCCATCTTCATGAAACTCAAAATAGTCCTCACGTGGGTATAAAGCATTTCGCCAATAATCAAAATTCATGATCAGATAATATTGTCGAACTGTAGCAACATCACAAAGTTTCAATAAAGCTACATTGTATTCTGATCTTACAGGATAGTAATCAAGAAGGATAAAATGAGTTTTTTCTTTTTTTGAAAGAAATGACGAGAAGTAGATTTCTCCACCAATCAGTTTTTCAATCCTTGTGTTTTTTGTTATCGGAAAAATGAACTGTTTTTGATTTGATAACTTTCCAGTTTCCATCATAGTCATATTTTACTCTTGTCTTCAAAATCTTATCCCAAAATGGGTAAGACACGCACCAGTTTGCATCTTGATTTGATCCCATGTGATGATCAAAGTGATGAGGGAAATACTTCTTGCCAATCTCTGGATGAATATGAGAAATCGCGTGAGAGGAGTAGTAAATGATCGCACCCAAGAAGAGGGCACCATACAGAACAGGAAAATAGAAAATGATTGGGAGGTGAAGAAGGGCAAGAAGAAGTAGACCGACAATCTCTTTTCCAGTGGTCTTCCATTTTAGAGGTTCAACATAATCAGA